CCTGACAAACAAATTTTTGTGCAGTAGCTTCTCCTGGAGCAGTAAAATCAAAGCTATCAGAATCTTCGGCACGGGCATCAAGGAAGGTTTCTATTTCGTCTGCTTCGACTTCAGAGACATTAAAAGTAAAATTATAAATTTTAGGATTTTGATGTTCAGCTAATCCAAATAATATTCTATGTTCATAACCATCAGCAAAACTAATAGTTCTAGTATTTGGTGCGGATCTTTTTTGTTGTCCGTATGTAGGTTTTATTGAAGGAAACGTAGCCATTATGCGAGCATACCTCCTGGTCTTTTCTGTTTAATTAATTCTGATTGTATAGCAACTGAAATCATACGCCCAAGTTCTCTACCCTGTTGTTCATCACCTTCAACGGAAGAACCAGAAGCATCTACATTTACTACAATACTTGTTGAACCACCAAGAGCATGATTTGGTGTAATCATTCCAGATACACCTGGGCTAAATAGTTCTGGCCCACGTTCTCCTACCAAATAACTACTACCACCTCTAACTGCTCCACCATTTGCTCTTTTAGGAAGCATACCAAAATTTTCATCATCAAAATCCCTACCCCATCTATCTGTTCCTCCAGTAGTCGCACCTCTCGATGGAGCAAGACCTTGATCCATAAAGAGATTTAAACCTATTCCTAATATTTTCATTTGTATTTGTTTTGCAATTATCTGTGCAGCCATATCCAAAAACGCATCTGCTGTACGCATAAATAGATTTCTTAATGCTTCTTGTGCTGTCATTGATCCTTTTACTATTCCCTTAAATGATTCTTCAAAAGCATTTCCAATAGTATCGGCTACTGTTACAACCATGTAACTCATACTCGTTAGTTTTCTTAGTTCTGCTGATGCTTGATCCATCGCACCAGGAATCGAATAGCTCATGGATTCCATCTCTAGACTAAATTCTTCCATTGCTTCTTGTAGGAGAGGTAGCTCAGTTCTAAACTTTTCTAGTTCTTTTGTAATTTTCTCTACACGATCCTCTACTTTTTCAGCAGCAGTATCAAATATGTTAGGAAATATTTTTTCAACTAAATTTTCAATTCCTTGCAATTCTTTGTTAAATGTAGCTCTTTGGAATATTCCCTTAAAAGATTTTTCAACAATTGACGCAGGATTAAACCCTGAAGTAAGAAGAAGAAACTTATAATATTGCTTCATAAAATCTAATATTCTATCTGATCTTGTAATTTGTCTTGCTTCTAGTATTTCTCTTTTATAATTTTCTTCTGTAATCATACGACTAACTTTTAATTGCATATCTTTAAAACTTGTTAGTTTTGCTTCTCTAAGTAATTGAATTTGTTGTGAAATGCTTAATCCATTTTGTGCATCTACTATTGCTGCCATTAATGTTTTAGTGTCACGAATCGCAGCTAAATTTTTAAAAGTATTAGGATTATCACCAAAGATAAAGGAAGCAGAAGCTCCTGCTTCTCCATATCGTGCAAATGCTGAAGCAACACCAAGAACTTCATCTTTCGTCATTCTTGTTGTTTTTTTCAATTCATTAAAACTTTCTCTTGTAAAACCAGCAGAATTTCCAGCATTTTCAAATGATCTGCTAATTTTTAATAATGATGCGTCTAACTTATCTTGTTCTTGTATAAACTGTCCAATCGCTGTACCAGCAATAGATAAAGCAAAACCAAATTGACCACCAAACAAACCACCTGCTGCACCACCAACAGCACCACCAACGGCTGCTGGGCCTGTTTGTCCAAATAATAAAGGGAACGAACCACCAATAATTCCACTGCTAAGAATATTTCCCATGTTGCCTCTTTGATATTTAGCGTTCTGTTGTTTAGCTTTTGAGTTTTCTCTAGTTGCTTTTGTATTTTGATTTTGAATTTTAGTATTTTGAAGATATTGACTATTGTTTAAACCTAAGTTTTTAGTTTGTGTTTTTAAGGCTTGAGTAGCATCTTTATGCCTCTGAGTTCCTATCTTTACTCCATTGACATATTCTTGTAAGGATTCTGCGGTTGCATTTTGTGCATTATTAGTCTTACCAAAAGCCTCTCCAGTTTCGTTGATTTTTTTAACAAGATTATCCATATCTTGTCTGTATTGTTTTATCTGATTACGAGATTTCTTTCCTCCTTTTCCTCCAACATTTCTAGGGTTTTCTATATCAATACCACGAATACTATCTACGCTTTTTGCTAATTGCTCTGCTTTCTTTTTTGCCCTATCAAGACCAGATTCTCCTACGATATTAAATTTTATATTTACACCGTAATCAGCCACAACAAAATCAAAACTTTATTTTAGTGTACCGCTTTTAGCGTTTTCTTGCTCGTGATTTAGTTTTTGCTTCTTGAATTGTTTTTTCTTCTATTTCTCTTTTTAATTCATAATATCCAGACCAACCTATTAATTCTTCTTGAGTCATCTGTTGACATAATTCTCGAACAGTAAAGCCTAACTCTGAAGCTAGAAAAAATATAAAATACCAGTTATTATTAGCTTTTTAAATCTGCTTTCGCTTCCTCCATTTTATATTCAGATCCAGAATTTAACATAGCTAATTGTATTTCCTGAAGGATAGAAGCATTTACTTCTCTTCTTAATGAGGCTTTATGACCATCTTGGAATAATCTTTTACCATCTTTATCAAGAGCTTTTGTAATTAAAAGACTTAATGCAAAAT